CGTCACGAACGGCCACGCGCCCGCGCTCCGCGCGCTCGATCTTGTCCGCCATTGCATCGCGTTCCCATTCCAGTTTGCCCACACGTTTGCCTTCCGCGCGGCCCCAAAGCCGCCCAAGCACGACGCCCCCGAAGGCACCGAGGGCAGCAATCAGCCAGAACAGGATGTCAGCCATCATCCGGCTCCCCACCCGACGCCGACACGCAGAGCGCGGCAATGAACGTGCCCATCGCCCCGCCCACGATCATGCCCGCCAGAAACTCAAGCATCGCCCCGGAACCCGCGTTCGATCCGGTCGCGCAGACCAATCAGGCCAAGACCGAGGGTGATCAGGGTCATGGGCGAGGCATCGCCCGCTCCGGCGAGGATCGCGACCAGTCGGGCCAGTTCGGCGAGCTGGCCTTGCTCGGGCAGGAACAGCGCGCCGCTGCCGGTCAGCACGGCGAGTAGACCCGCCCACCAGGTCAGCGAGGTAGGTTGGAAATAGCGCATGGGTCAGACCCTCCGGTTGAAGTTGGAGAAAAAGGTGACCAGGCGTGCGAGCCAGCCACCGGGCGAAGTCGGCGCTGACGGCACGGTCAGCGGCACCGGCTGGCTCGTCGGCCGCAGCAATGCCAGCGCCTCAGCCTCGGTCAGTCGTCGGACCGGCCGCGAGAAATCCACCCGCCCGTTGCGGTCGACCGCCCAGACCGGGATCGTGCCGGTCGGATAGCGGCCGTCGCGGAACAGATCGTGTTCGGCCTCGCGGCGCGTCCGGATCGCGGCGGGGCGGAGCCAGCCCATGAAGCCTTGTGCTGCGGCGGCGCGGTTGCCCGCGTTCAGGTGGCGGGTCAGCGATGCCTTGGCGATGCCGCCGGTGTTGTAGTGGAAGCTGACCAGCGCATCGAACTCGTGCGGCTCCAGCGGCACCTTCGCCGCGCGCAGAACCTCGGCCTCGTAGGCCACGATGTCGGCGCGGAAGAGCCGGAACGCCTCGCGGATCCCGGCATCGAGATCGGCGGGCATGCCGCGCGGCATCTGGGCCGGATCGGGCGGCCCTGCCGAGGCAGTGTGGCCGATGCCGAAGGTCCAGACGTTCTTCACATCGAGATATGGTCCGGGCACGAGTCCTTCGTGCCGGACAAGGGCCATTAAGCCCCGGTCGGTCATGTGCATGGGATCACCCGAAGAGAGAGGAAAGGATCAGGATCAGCGCGGCAACCAGAAGGCCGATACGCAGGCGATGGCTGAAGGCCTGTGCCGGATCGGCGGCATCGCAGCGGATGGCGCGCGCAAGGCGGAGAAGTTCATGCATCACCGTTGCCCCCCTTGCCGCCACGCAGCCGGGCGAGGACGACTTCGATGAAGGCGGGGCCGAAGACGCCGACCAGATAGGCGGCCGACCCCGCCGCACCCCCGGCCGGGATCGCTTGCGATGGCAGGCCAAGCCAGGCGGTGATGACCGCCATCGACAGACTGCCCATCCCGGCGGCGATCAGCCCTCCCAGCAGGATGTGGCGCAGGGCATCGCGCAGCCGCATCCGCGTAGTCAGCGCATTGGTTGCGCCGCCCAACGCGCCCCAGGCCGCCAGGATGACGGCGGTGGAGGTTGCCAGATCGCGCAGCACAGCGGCGACAAAGCCGGTTTCTTCGTTCATCGCCGGATCTCCAAGAGCGGGATGGATGTGATCGACCCGAGCCGCTCAAGGTCGAGGGTGACGTCGAGCATGTCGGTGTCGAAACGGACGGGGACGTCGAATTCGAAACCGGCCGTGATCGCGACGCCCGCGCCGGGGGCAGTGATGAAGGTGACGCTGCCGGTGGTGGTGTCGACGCTCCAGCCGGTCATCTGTTCGACGCCGTTCAGGGCAAGACGGACAGTGCCGGCCACCGGCTTGGCGATGGCACGGGTCCAACTTTGCGCGCCGGAAGTGTAGCGTTTCAGCAAGGCGAAGGTGATGACCGCGCCATTGCCGGTGCCGACGGGTTGGTCGGTCGGGGCTACCCCCTGCGACGGCAGGGAGGATTTGTAGTCCGCCCAGTCCTTGTAGCGAAACCCGTGCAGGCGGCCATTGCGGGCCTCGAAGAAGGCGACGACCGCTGCAAGATCGTCAGCGCGGCGGATGCCGTAGGCCACATCATAGCGGCGGCGCGAGTTGGCCCAGCTGGCATTGCGCTCTTCGTCGCCAGAGGCCAATTCCACCACTTGCGTGCGCCGTTCCGGCCCCCCGCGCGCCCCGCGGCTGATGTTGTCGGGGAACCTGACTTCGTGAAACGCCATCACATGCCCCTCCGGCCCAGCGACACGGCGCGGGCGATGTCGCTCGCCACCTGCGTACGCGATTGCCGGAAGCTTTCGGCATCGCGCGCCATGATGGTGACGTTGACCGCAGGCGCGCTGGATTGGCCGTAACCTGCTGCCTCGCGGCGCGAGAGGACGCGTTCGCCCTTCTGAAGGATCGCCGGAACTTCGTCGGGCTTGATCCCGGCCCAGCCGCCCGCGTGCATGCGCGGGGCATTGGCAAAGGCCAAAGCCGGGACCATGCGGCCCGGGCCCGGCGATCCGACCATGCCACCGGCATGCAGGATGTTGGCGAAGATTCCACCCGCGCCGCCAAGTGCGCCCGACAGGGCGTTGGCAATCGGCCCGAGTATGAAGTTTCGCGCCGCCAACTTTGCCAGATCGGCGATCATCGAAGTCACCAGATCGCGGAAATCGAGCTTGCCGGTCTTGACGAACTCGCCCACGGCGTTCTCGGCCGAGGTGAAGGCCCCGACCAGCGCCTGGCCGATATCGCCGCCGACGTTGCGCGCCTTGGTGGCATAGTCGGCGAGTGCCGCAGTCACAGCACCCCAGCCAGTCGCGGCTTGGTCGGCCCCTTCGGCAGCTTGCGCCCCGGCTTCGCGCGCCGAAGCGCCCGCATTCCCGGCAGCAGCTGCGGTGTCGTCCAGTTCGGTGTTCAGGGCATCCGCCGAACTGGCGGCATCTGCCAGCGCCGTTTCGGCATCCGACCCGGTGCCGGTCACCGCGTCGCGTAGCGCCTGCCAACTGGCCAGCGGACGACCCGCAGCATCGGCCAGCATGCCTGCTGCTTCGCGGTAACCGTCAGCCCGGCCAAGCGCGTCGTCTGCCATCGCGCCAAGCCCGAGGTCGGGAGGCTCTAGGTAAGTCTGCGACAGCGCCGCCGAGAAGGCATCGGCGGCTGCAGCGCCAGCAGTAGTTGCCGCCCCCTCAAAAGGGTTTCCGATCCGTGAGAGTTCCACCGGGTCCAGCGTGCCGATCCGGACCCCGCCTTCGCCGACCGCCCAGTCCGGCAACAGGTCCAGCGCGGCGTTCAAGCCGTTGATGAAATTGTTGATCCGGGTGACGACGCCGTTCAGCATCGCCTCAACGCCAGAGATCAGCCCGTTCGCGGCCTGGAAGGCAAAGTCGCCGATGGCGCCGGGCAGACTGCCCCAGATCGCCACCGCCGCGTCATAGGCTCCCTGGAAGATCGCTGCCGTCCGGTCGCCAAAACTGACCACACCCGCGATGGTGCCTTCAAGCGCCGACAGCCCCGCTGCCTTCAGACCCTCCCAGCCCGCAGCCATGTTGGCGAATGCGGCGTCGAGCGCGAGGCCGATGCGCGACCAGACTTCCGATGCCAGATCGCCGAGCAGGCGGAAGGCCTCGCCGACACCGCCGACACGGGTCACAAGCTGCGAGAACTGATAGACCAGTTCCCCCGCGCCAACGATCAACGCCCCGATGCCGGTGCGGATCAGCGCCCCGCGCAGGAAGACCAGCGCCGTGGCGAGGCCGCGCACCGACAGGGCAGCGACGGCCAGCCCTGCCACCCAGCGACCGGCCATGAAGGCGGCGAACGTCGCCGCATAGGTGGCAAGCCGTGCGAGATTGTCAAAGACGGCGGTGATTGCACCGCCGATGGGCCCGGTGCCGCGCGCCATATCGGCCAGCGCGTTCGCAACCGTCTCCAGCGCCGGGGCGACGGCGGCGGTCAGGCGGTTGGTAAGGCCAAGCCAGATCAGGCTCAGCTTCGCGATGGCATCGCCCGTGCGTTCGATCTGCGCCGCGTCGGCCGCACTCACCGCCACCCCGAAGTCCTGCACGTCCTGCGCCGCTTCCCGCAAGGTGGCGGCGTCGATGCGCAGAAAGGCCAATGCGGCCCGGTCGCCGAAAAGATCAGATGCCACGGCGGCGCGTTCGGCCTCGGGCACGAACTGGTTCAGCGCTTCCTGAATGGCGACAATGCGCTGGTCGAGCGGTAGGGCTTGCAGTTCGGCGGCCGTCAGGTTCAGCCGTTGCAAGGCCCCAACAGCCGATCCGGACCCAGCCGCCGCTTCCGACAACCGCGTGGTCAACTTCTTGGTGGCCTGTTCGATCTCGCCCATTGACACACCGGCCAGTTCCCCAGCCCATGTCAGCACCTGCAGGCTTTCGACCGTGGTCCTGAGCGAGGCTGCCATGTCCGCCTGCGCGCCGATGACGTCGAGCCCCGAACGGACCATTGCCACACCGGCAGCGGCCGCAGCGGCGGTGACCGCCGCCAGTGCGATCCCGGCTTTCCGGGCAAAGCTGCCAAGTCGGGCATTGGCCAGTTCCATCTCCGACGACAAGCGGCCAAACCCGCGCGTGCCCGCCTCGCCGATCCCTTCCAACTCGGCCCGGACCTGACGGCCGCCTTCCGCGACCAGCCGGACAGAGACCCTCTTCTCAGCCATGTCCCTCTCCGATCTGTTCGTTCAGCTTGCGCACCATGACCGCCTCGATCTCGGGCAGCAGTTCGGCGGCGATCAGGGCGTCGATCCCGAGGGCATGGGCCATCGCCAGCGCCGCGCCCATGTCCCAGCCCAGCACCGCGCCGGGGATCACGCGCAATT